TGTGAAGTCATATATATAATTATAATATTAATGTTTTATATTAAAAAAAACTATACGATTTTAATATATTATCAACACGTTTTAATGTATCCATTTTTTCTAAATTATATGGACGTATTTGTTCAATACATTCATTATAAGTTTTCCATTCTATTTTACTTACTTCACTTTTCTGAAAATTGTCTAAGTCTTCATTTATATCCATATAAGCTATAAAATATTTATGTTTATAAGATTTATAATTTGAACCAGTAAATAATTCTTCAATTGGTAATAGATTATATACAATTTTTAACTTGTTTTTATTACAACCAGTTTCTTCTTCAAATTCACGAAGAGCACAACATAAATCTTTTTCTTGATAATTTCGTCTACCTTTAGGAAATCCCCATTCAGGTTCATCCCAATTATATTCTGAATCATTAATCAATGATTCTAAATTATATTCACTATTTTGTAGTTTGATACCTAATTTTAATAAATTAAATTTTTCTTTTGAAACACGTTCTTCTCCGCGATATTGTACTCCAATATGTTCTCCCCATAATTGTTTCCATAATGTATCAAAATCTTTTTCTAGTAAGTCCTTTTTTTCACTTTGTGTCATCTCATTTATAATATTTAATAGATAACGTTTATTATAAAGTGGATATTTACCTCTCATAAAATCTACATAACCTAAACTATCTTTTCTGCGAATCATTAAATATTTAAGATTATCAGTATTATTAAATACAATTATACCTATACTAGTAATAGGGTTTTTACACTGATGAAATAAATGACCGTGTTTTCCACAGTTATTACAAAAATTATATTCTTTCATCATCTATATGTTATTTATAATTTGTTTTTATATATATTTATTGTAATGAGTTTAGATCCAAAAATATGGGGTCCACATTATTGGTTTGTATTACATACAATAGCTTTAACATACCCTTTAAAACCAAATGAAACAGTTAAAAAAAAATATTATGATTTTATTGAAAATCTACCAATTTTTATTCCAATTGAAAATATAGGAAATTATTTTAGTGATTTATTAGATAAATATCCTGTAACACCATATTTAGACTCGCGTGAATCATTTATAAAATGGATTTATTTTATACATAATACAGTTAATGAAAAATTAGGTTATGACAAAGTAACATTATCTGAAAGTCTTGAAAAATATTATAAACAATATGAAACTACACAAACAAGTAATAAATATCAATCTTTAAAACGTGAGCAATATGTTTTTTCTGCTATAATAATAATATTAATTATCCTAAGCATAAATTTTTATAAAAAATCGTAGTATATTATATATGAATAATCAAACAAAACAAACAAAACAAACAAAAAAAAGTAAAGGAGGAAAAAGTATTGCTAGCGGTGGTTTTGGGTGCGTGTTTTTACCAGCATTAAAATGTAAAAACAAAACTAGAACCAAAGGAATTAGCAAATTATCATTTTTAAAACAAAGTGAAAAAGAGTTTGATATTTTAGAAGCAATAAAATATGAATTATCTAGAATACCAAATTATAAAAAATATTTTTTAATAGATAATATAAGTATTTGTACACCAGATAAATTAGAAATAACAGATAAAATTAACTTAGATAGATGTACTTTTTTGGGTGAAAATGGAATTTATGCTGAAAATATTAATAAAAATTTATCTAAATTTAAAATAATTAATATGCCTTATGGTGGCAAAGATTTAGATAATATTATAAGCAATAAGGGTATTAGTTTTGAAAAAGCGAAATTACTACTAATAAATTTATTATTAAAAGCTATTATTCCTATGAATAAATTAAATATGTTTCACTTAGATATTAAATCAAATAATATACTATTTAATAAGGATGGAATAAAAATAATTGATTATGGTGAAATGGCGCTTAGTAATAGGATGCATTTTTTACCAAATATTTTATTAAATAAAAGCATACAATTTAACTCACCCTTTAGTGTAATATTATTTAATCAATTTATAATAAACAATATAAATAAGTTATTTGCAAAATCTAAAATTAAAAAGTCATCTAAATATCAAGCAAAATTTAATATAGTACAAAAAAGTTATCTTGAGTTTAAAAACCTATTTTTATTTGGAAAAGACCATACATATTTACTTGAATATTTTTTATTACCTGCAATATTGAAATTATTACCAGATAGCTTAATTAAACAAGTTTTTAATGTTAGAAAGGAAGATTTAAATGTCAACCAAATAGTGATGGATATGATTATAAAATATTGTTTAACTGTAATTGATAAATATTATGACTTTAAAAATTATATATTTAAATATAATGAATATTTCAGTGAAATATATTCTAAGAACGTAGATGTTTATGGTTTTATAATGTGTTTTATGCCTTATATTTTGACAACAGATTTATATAGTACCAATTTAAGAATACAAATATCTCAATTTATCATAAAATATTGTTTTAGTCCTCTATATGCAATAGAAGTTATTCCAATAAATAGATTATTAAGAGATTTAAAAAAAATAAATCTATAATTTGTTTTGTATAGATAAATTATAAAAGTAAATGTAAATAGATAAATAATATTATTATTATTATGTATATATGAAGTTTGAATTATTAATAATAATAATAACTGGTTTTATAGTAATGAATATTTATCATGATGGTAAGTATTTAAATATGATAAAACAATGGAAAAAATATTATCAAATGGCATTTTATGTATTTATAGGGTTATCTCTTTTAATTTTTATAAGAAAATATCCAAGTCAAGGAAAAGAATTATGTTCGCATGCACATAGTTTTGTAAAATTTATGCCGATAGATAAAAATAGTAGTGATTTGTTAACACCGATATTCAAAATAGGCTCACAAGGTTCATTATTTAGTAATAATAATGGTGTAACTCCACAATTTAAAAGAATGATGAATAGTGGAGTAGCAACAACCAATAGTGTAAAACGTTCAGTTAGTGAAACAAAAAAGAAATATATAGCATCACAACAAAATTGGATGTGTGGAAAATGTGGTAAACAATTACCTGCATGGTTTGAAGTTGACCATAAAGTAAGATTAGAACATGGTGGAGATAATCATATTAGTAATTTAGAAGCCTTATGTAGAGATTGTCATGGAGAGAAAACAGCAATGGAAAATTTTTAATTATAATAACTAATATAAATTACTAATATAAATTACTAATATATAAATATAGTATATATGGCAAACAAATTTTTAGATATACAAAATAATAAAATATTATTAACTTTAACAATTTTTTATATATTATCTATTTTACTTATTATATATTTTAATCAATTTTCATGGATGCAATATAAAGGGGATGATAAAACAGCGGTGAATGAAATATTAGATGATGAAGAAGATAAAAAAAGGTCAACAAGGTCAAGAGCTTGGAATTTATTTATAAAAAATAAGTTGTTTTTTTATTTAATTTTTGCAGGATTTGGTTTTATAAGTTTAGTACTAGCTTGGTTACATAATGTAAATATATATCATAGCCCAAATGATACAAGTTATATAAATGCAATTCCAAATGAATACTTTCAAATGTTGTTTAAAGTTGTATTAGGTTTCTCTATTATTATAGGTTTAATTGCAATGACATTTTATTTTCTCTCATATACTCCCAAATCATTAACCTTAATTATAAGTTTAATTAATATTTTAATTGCAGCAGGTTCTGTTGCATTATTTTTTGAAAAATTACCAAAAAAATCATCTGCACTTTTATTAGGATTATTAACTTTTATAATTTTTTCTTTTATAAATGGTCCTATATTTGGTTTGGTATTTGGTATAATAGGTGGTTTTATTGGATTATTCTTGGGTAAATCATCTCCAAAAACCGGAAAAAAATCACCTTTGTCAGAATTTATTAGAGCAGTAGTAACATATTTACCTTGTTTATTTATTAATTTTGCTTTATATTTAAAGAAACAGTTTAATTTAACTACTAGAACAACAACTATAATTATATTATTAGAATTGTTATTAATTGTGCTTAGATTTTTTATTCCTTTTATTTACAAATTATTACGTAAATATTTAATGCCACAAGGAAATGTATTAGTAAGTAGCCCGGTTTCATTACATGAATTAACAAGTTTAGGTGTTTTTATGAGTGATAAACAGATTAAGGATAGGGATTTTAGTGAAAAAGTATTTATGAATTATAATTATGCTTTATCATCATGGATTTGGATAATACCAGAAAGTTATTCAACAAGTTCAGCTTATACAGAAGAGACAGAATTACTAAATCTAAATAATCAGGTTAAAGTGTTATTTAATAAAGGATTAATAGAATTTTGGGCAGAAACAACAGCAAATACTCCAAAAATGCAAAAAATGATTAAATTATATACATTAAAAGATTTTGAATATCAAAAATGGAATAATTTCATTATAAATTATTATGGAGGAACTTTAGATATTTTTGTAAATAGAAAATTAGTATCATCAACTCCAAATATAACTCCTTTAACAGATTTTCAGAATGCAACAGCTGGTATGGTAGATGGAGTATATGGAGGAATAAAAGATGTAGTATATTTTAAGAAAACATTAAATCAGAGAGAAATAGATGTAATTAATAATTTTTAAATTATTAATTTTTAAATTTAATAATCTATATAGATTCATCATTTTAGTTAATATTATTTAATATTATTTAATATTATTTAATAGATTAATATAATTTTAGAAAATTTATCTACTTATATTATATTATGGCATTATTAGGAATAATATTAACAGCTGCGTTAGTTGCATTTGTAGTTTATTTAATATGGTATCTTTTCTTTAACAAAGCACAATTATTAAGTAAATGTCAATCCGGTACAAAAAAACTTGTTATTTCACCAAAAAAATTATCAGGCAATAGTCACACCAATAATTACGCATATTCAATTTGGTTTTATGTAACTGATTGGTCTTACCGTTTAACTGAATCTAAAGATTTATTAATCAGAGGTGGAGCTGCTGGTACCGCTAACCCTAGAATTACTTTAGCTCCTTATGAAAATAATTTATCAATAACTATTAATACTTTCCCTACTGGAAATAAAAATAATTCAGTGCTTGGTTCATCTGTTGCAGGACCAGCACCTTCACAGTCACCTACATGTTCTGTAAATAACTTTCCTTTACAAAGATGGGTTAATCTTATTGTAAGTTTAAATAACCGGACATTAGATGTATATTTAGATGGTAAATTAGTAAGAACTTGTGTGCTCCCAGCGCCAGCTAAAATTGACCCAGATGCACCAGTAGTTGTAACACCAGGCGGTGGATTTAAAGGATGGACCTCAAATACTCAGTATTTTGACACACCATTGAATCCACAAGAAGCATTTAATATTTATGCAGCTGGTCCTAAATGTGGAAGTATGACATTATTTGATAAATATCAATTAAAGATAGCTTATTTAGTAAATAATAAAGAAGAAGCTGAAATAACTATTTAATTAAGATAATTCTATATTATATTCTATATTATATTCTATATTATATTCTATATAATATATAATAATATGTCCGGTTTTGAACAATTTAGTAGTAAAAGTCTAAGTGGAGGTCAAAATTTTTTACAATCTAATGGATTTGTTGCAAAATTTGCATTTCTTATTTTAGTAGTTTTTATTTTTGTAATTTTACTAAAAGTTGGCACTTACATTTTAAGTTTTATTTTTAGTCCTTCAAATGACCCAGTTCTTTTAAATGGTATGAAAGAAGGTTCTACATTAGCAGTTGTACCAGTAGACCCTAATCAAGCAAATAGCGTACCTATTTTAAGGTCCGTTGACCAAAATGATGGTTTAGTATTTACTTGGTCTTCTTGGGTATTTTTAAAACAACCTGATATCTCTAATGATGGTTGTGCACCAGGTGCTTGCCCTCCTTCACAACATAGATGGAGACATATCTACAGTAAAGGTAGTGATACTATGAGTACAAATGGAATGATGAAACCAAATAATGCTCCAGGTTTATATGTATCAAATGATTACAGAAATTTAGCAGTTGTTATGAGTACTTTTGATAATCCAAATGAAACAATTGTTATTGGTGATTTACCAATTGGTCACTGGTTTAGTGTTATTATTAGACAAGACCAACATAGATTAGATATATTTATTAATGGAACATTAACTAGAAGTACTATATTAAAATCTGTTCCTAATCAAAATTATGACCCAGTATACATGGGATTAAATGGCGGTTTTAATGGATATCTTTCACAGGTACAATATTTTGCATATGCACTAGGTGCTAATAAAATACAGAGTATTGTATCCGGTGGACCAAATATTAGAAAATTAACTGGTAATTTAAGTGAAACTGATGCTAATTATTTATCATTTAGATGGTTTTTCCCATTACAAAGTAGTGAAATGCAATAATATAATTAAGATTATAATTTTATAATAATTTTATATAATAAAATTATTATGTTTAATATTTTTAATTCTGGTGTAAATAGCTTAATAAATAACCAAAATGATATATGTTGTAATACTCTTTATGGCACAAATGGTGTTATAACTAAAAGGCTTTTGTATACACAACAATCATCTACTATTGAAAAATATAGATATTGGACAAGAGAACAACCATTTACACAAGAATATAATCCACCAGGTTCTTTAAACCATGCTGGAATGCAATTTGCGACAGGCTTTCCTAGTAAATGTCAAACTTGTTTAAATAATTTTACAGATAATATTAGTGTAAGTAACAGTCAATATTTTTTCTTTTTACAAGGTTATTATTTACCCCGTAAAGATACTCAAAGATATTCAAGTATAATAGATGCTCTAAAAAATGCTATTACAGATGATAGTGTTGTTGGTGTTAGTTATGCTAAAGGACATCTAACATCAAATGGAATAGATGTATTTATATTAAGAGGAGGAGGGGAAGAGGGTGGACAAGGATTAGATTGTGGAGTATTTGTAAAAGCTAAATACTTAAATTTATTATTTTATCCAGATTATTTAAATGTTAATTCAATATCGCCTTTAACTGGATATATTCTTAATTATAATGGTGGATGGACAAATCCACCAAGTTATAGTAATCCTGGTATTGGTGATTCTTTATGGAATGCATACCCTGAACCACAACAATCAATTGACTGTACATTATGTGATTGTCCAACTAATCCTACTCCTCCTTTAGATACAAGAAATCAATATTCTGTTCACTGGTATCAGTGTGATTCATCTAATTTTGCAAAATCATTTTTTAATTATAAACAATTTAATAATTCATATAGTGGAAAAAAACTTGTTTTTAGTGATCCAAATTGGGTAGTAGGATTAGATAATAATGTAAGTAAAAATATTTATTATTCTATAGATAATGCTAAAACTTGGATAGAATCTCAGGGTACAATTTTTTCATATAATACATGGGATATAGCAAGAAATGATAATAATGGCACCTTAGTAGCCGTTGGTCAGAATGATAATAGTACTTTCCCACCTACTGTTGACAATAGTGGAACATGTATATTGCGGTCAATAGATAATGGTATATCTTGGAATGAGGTTTCTGGTAATACTTTTGATACTAGAGGAATTGGTATTTACTATGGTAATAATGTTTGGATTGCTGTAGGATTAGATTCAAGTGGTAATACAATAACACGTTCTACAGATGATGGGGAAACATGGCAATATATAAGTGGAACAGCGTTTGATTATGCAGGTTATTCAGTCCAATATAATAATAATGCTTGGATTGCTGTTGGAGAAGATACAACTGGTAATAATATACTTCGTTCTACAGATAATACGGGAAGTACATGGACAAATGTAGGTTTTTCAATTGGGTCATCAGATTTTACTGATTTCGGATTGCATATCGGTTATGGAAATGGCATATGGTTAGTCAGTGGTAAAGATACAGGTAATAAAATTTTAAAGCGTTCATCAGATAATGGTCAAACTTGGAATGATATTACTAATGTGTCATTTAATACAACTGGAAGAAATATTGTATATGCAAATAATAGATGGTTATTTGGACAAAATGGCGCTTCAATAAAGCCTACAATTTTTTATTCAGATGATGGTGCAAGTTGGACGGCATCAAATACAACTGGTGACAGTTATTTTATTCTAAATGGTAATAATTTTCAATATATAAC